CTCGAGCATCAGGATCAGCACGTCGTGAAGCATCAGCGGCCGAGCAGGTGGTCCAGATACAGCTCGGCCTGCCACAGATCGCTCGAATAACGGCAGGTGCCGCCGACACAGCTGCGGTAATACACCTCACCCTTCACGGGCATGATCGTCTCAATGCAGCCGCCATCACGTTCGGTGCGGCTGATCACCTCAGGGCCGAACATACAGATCACACCTGGCCGCATAACGACCGCCGCTTCTCTTTGATTCTGGCAACTCGTACCCGCACCGCTGATGCCGCATCTCCCAGTATTTGCAATCCCAACACATGCGCGGGCTATCAGGTGGCCGCAGGTTGGTGACCGCTGCGCGATAGATCGACTGCGCCCGCAGCAGCGCTTCCTGCAGCTGCACCGTGCCGGTATCAGCCTCGATCTGCAGCTCGGGCTTTGGGCCCAGCACGATGCGCGCGTGCCAGTTCCGATCGAAGCGGCTGCACACCAGCAGCAGGCGGCCGGCGTGCAGGCTGATCACTCCTTCTCCCCGTAGCTCGGCAGGTGGAAGAGACGCTCGAGCGTCATGCTGGCCGGCTCGGGCTCACCGCAGGTGACGTGTGCCGCCACCGGATCGGCCGGGTTGGCCGCCACAAACACGGTCGGCCAGTGCAGCTCTTTCACTGCCACCAGACTGGTGCGGGGACTGCGCACCAGCACCCACAGCGCAGCGCGCTCGAGCAGGTTGAGGCCGGGCAGGTGCATCATCCCTCCAGTTTGCCGAGCAGGCGGCGGAGATACCACTGCGCCTTGGCCAGCGACACCGCCTCCCCCTTGTGGCGCTCGCGCCAGGTGTACTTGATGATGTTGCCCTTGCAGTATCCGCGGAACTCCTCGGGCGTCAGCGCAGCCTCGATCGCATCGATGCACTCAATGCCACCTTGCCGGTAGTGATCCGGGTTGATCTGATCAGTCATCAAGCCATCCCCATGCGATGCGTTTGCAGATGCGCCATGCGTGTTTCTCGTCTACATCAAATTCAGCCGCCAGCTGGCGGTAGCTCCACCCCTCGCGCTGAAGCTGGCGCAGCTTGCGCACCAGCTCCGGCGTCAGGATCGCAGCGATGTTCTCCTCGCCAGCCTTAAATGGCCGGCTCATCGCCACTTGTCTCCCAGCAGCTGCTGGCGGCAGACCTCGATCGCCTGCTGCGCCTGCTTCTGCGTCATCACCGACTCGGTGGCATCCATGGCGCGCACCACACGGGCAAGCAGCTCGGGGTAGGACGTGTCGCGGAAGTTGGCGGCGATGTCGCCGCAGAACTCCTGCCACAGGCCGGTGTAGGTGCCGCAGGTGCGGCCGCTGCTTTCATAGAGCGCGTCCATCATGTCGGCGCGCTGCTGATCGAGCTGATGGGCGTTCATGGTTCGAGGTGTTGTCGGATGCGGAGCAGCTCAGCGCAGAGCTGCTGGCGGTTGCGGATCCCAACGGTGCCGCAGAGCTGATCGATGCGGATGTCGATCAGCTGGCGGATGCGCTGGCGCTCCTCAGTCTGACCAGCGGTGAAGGCGCTGGTGTCGCTGAGCAGCTGCTCGATGCGGTGGCGAATGTCGCTCAAAGCGCCACCTCCTGCTCGATCTGCTGCCGGGCATAGTTGCCGATCAGCTCGTGTTCGCACAGGTAGGACAGCACTTCGCGGATCGCGGCGCGGGCTTCGTGCAGGTACAGGTTCGGGTCTGCGCAGCGGTCGGGATGGATGGCGCTGGCCACCCGCTCCACCAGCGAACTGCGCTTGGGCAGCCCGGCCGCCGCACGGATCTGCTCCGGCGTGGCGTTCTTGATCAGGTCCATGCACGCATGAAACCGGCGATCGTTCTCTTCCTCGTCAATCGGCTCAGGCTGCTGCTGCGCGGCCTCCAGCGCTTCGACCCTGGCGCGGAGTTCGAGGAGGCAGGCGGCTTCATCGCTGACAACCCATTGAATGGACCGACTAGCTATCTCAACGGCATTTTCAATGTTCTGCCATCGCTCCGGCGTTGCTTTGTAATCAGTCATGGGTGAGAAATGTGAACGGTGGCAATGCCATCCAGCGGCACACCAAGGCGATGTGCAGCACCGGCGCTCAGGTCCAGGCTGGAGCAGTCACATCGGTCAGTGACGCGCACCGTGAGCACGCGGCCGCGGTGGCTGACGCGCACCGGCGTGCCGCAGGGCAACCATGGATGTGCGGCGCTGATGCCCCAGTGCTCGTAGGTGCCGCCGCAATATGTGGTGCGCCCGTGGTACCAGCCGTCGTAGACCGTGGCAGTCACCGAGCGCGAGTGGGCTGGCATGGCAGCCAGCAGCAGCGCGGCAGTCAGCAGGTGACGCATCATCATGCCACCTCCACCGTGGCGCCCGGCCAGCGGTTCTGTGCATACCGAACTGCGTGGCTCTTGCTCTCAGCACGTGTGATCCACGTCATCGGACGTGCGCCTTGTGGATAGACGATCAACCGGAACTGACGCGTGCGTGCCTTGGCTGCTGGCCGGCTGATGCCTTCGCCATAGCAGCCGCCATCGTGTTCATCATTGCGCCATTGAAAAAGGGCGCCTTTTACATCAGCCATAGGTGATCGATTCGGTGACGGTATCAGTGTTGATCCATTCGAGATCAGGCCATTGATGGCCGTATTCCTCAAACACTTTTGCTTTGGCGTCCGTGATACTGACAGCCATCACGCAGTCGATCACGTTCGCGCTAGGAATCTGGAAGTAGTAGCGGCGCTCAGTCATGCCGCACCACCTGCTGCGTGCCGGAGTGGGTGGGCTGGTGGTGGGCACCGGACTCGATGCCGATCATGGCGAACACGCTCGCGGCGATCAGGCAGCAGATGGCGTTGTTGATGTGGTTGATCATGATGCGAGCGCCTTGCGGACGCGGTAGCGGGACAGGTTGAGGCGATCAGCGATCTGCTGCTGTGTGAGGCCAGTACGCCGCAGGATGCGGACGCGGCGATCGTCGCTGGCGGTCAGCCAGTCGATCACTGCGACCACAAGCAGCAGCGGTAGGAACAGCTTCCAGATCACCAGGAGAGTGGCGGTGAGCATGGCTGGAGTAGATAGGTGTGCCCCTGCAATCGCAGCTCGCTGAGGCGGTAGTGGCTGACTGTTCTCTTGTCCACAGCGGAGGATCCGGGGCGCGCTATCCGGCTTGTGGCCTAAATCCTTGTGCCCCCGAAGGGGCGGTGCCCTTAGAACCACTCCTCAAGCACGGACTGAGCGTTGCCCAGATCGTGCTCGATCGAGTCAGCCAGCGCGACGGCCTCTTGGGTCACCGCGAGCAGCTGCTCGGTGGAGCGGCTCCACGCCTCGAAGGCCGCGTCCACCTCAGCGATTAACGCTGCGGTTTCGGCCTCGCGGGCGAGGGCGTTGCGGGTGATGTCGTCCATGGGATCTCCGGTTGATGGGTGAGCCCCCGGCGGGACTCATGGGTGCCGGGTGAAGGCCACCACCGGAGCGGGACGACGCCCGCAAGTATTCGGTTTTCGAGGATCAATGATGTGCCGGGCCAACCGGCGGTGCGGGCTTATTCAGGCCCTGTTGAGCTCGATTTTTACGGGTCGTGTGCTCCGTTCCCCGGCGGTTGAGTTTCGCGAGTGGACCGCTCCCCTCGTGATCACATATTACACCGTCGACGGTGCGCACGTCAGTATCGCTGCAACATTCCTTCATACTGCGTCAGTGCCCACGGCAAGCGCCACCGGTACCCGCAGCACCGGCACACTCTTACCAGTGCCTGGTGTGCGCTCCCAGCCGACTACCGCCACGCTCACCGGCAGTTCCGCGGTGTACCAGACAAACTGACATTCAGTGCACTTGCGCTGGCGGATCACGCGATCACTGCCACGGCTGTTCGTCATGCTTGCCCGGATCTCGCTGCATCCACAACGGGGACAGTTCACAGCTTCGCTAACGTGATGATGTACCCCACCACTATGGCACCGTGAACTTTGGTCAGTGGATGGCAGTCGAGCTCAGCGCAGAGCAGCAGTTCGAGATCGAAAAGCAAGCCCGCACCCTGCTCACCAGCAAGGATGCGGGCCCAATGGCAGCAGCGCTCCTGAAGCAAGCCTGCTACCAGCAGCAGCTGCTGCAGCAGGCCGTTAACGAAATCGCTCGCCTTGAGTGCGAGCTGATGGGGCGTTAGAAGAACGGCTCTTCCATCACCTCCGCCACCACGCCATCAGTGGCAGCGGCCAGGCTCTGAGCAGCAGCAGCAGCCTGCGGCGGCTCCCATCCCATTGGTGGTTGCGCCACAGCGCTCACATAGGCAAGCCCCTTGCTGCTGGTCTTCTTCCAGCCGCTGATCGGTACCTGGACGCTGCCGTATTGATCTGGCGTCTGGCTAAGCACGAATGCGCAGAATGCATCGAGCTCCTCCACCTTCACGCTCATCATTCCGCTGAAGTCCACCTTGCTCTCAGGCTTGGTGGACTTGAAGATCGCCAGGTTCAGCTTGAAGCTCATTGCTCTCCGGGGTTGATGGTGTTGGCCTGTTCGTATTGCTCCACCTCGGCCAAGGGGTAGAGCACGAAACCGGGCGTGCGGAAGTACGCAGGCCCCTTACCGGTCTTGCGCCAGCGCAGCAGCGTGTCACGACTGACACCCCACCGCTCGCATAACTGCGTGGCGGTTAAGTAGTCAGAAGATCTCATCGTCATCCATTGCAGCAGCTGCTGTTTCAGGCTGCAGCTTGGCATTCAAATCGGCCACGCTTGTGATTGCAGGTGCTGCGCTCACCGTTACCGGCTGCACGTCCAACACCTCCTCTTGGCTCTGCATACCGAGCAGCATGTCACTCGCATACAGCCGACCCCAGAAGGCCGCGGCGCGGTAGCGGATCATCAGCTCCGGCATGGTTTGCCACTTGCTGCCGCTCTTGGTGGCCCATCCTTCTTTCTTTGCCATGGCCATGGTGACCGTTGGGCCTTTCAGCTCTTGGCTGCTGGCTAGATCGGTGGCAACCGCATAGCAGGCCAGGCCATCGCCTTCACCGCTCATCTCAAACCGCAATGGGCTGAACCGGCCGCAGCCGTTCACCATCGCAATGATGAAGCTGCTGCTCCACGATGGGCGGCCGTGGATCACGTGCAGGTGCTGCATGGCAAGGAATGGGCTGATGCCCATGCGGCCTGCAATCTCGAGCGCGACGAGGCAGTTGGCAAACCCCTGCTGCCCTTGGAACTGCGGCGGGATCAACGTGCTGCTAGCCAGTGCCTTGGCGATCCGTTGCGCATCCTCGAAAGCCTGGATGCCCGAGAAGACTGAGCCTCCGGGTTGTGTGGTGGTGAGTGCTGTTGATTCAGTCATCAGTACGTCTCGATCTCGGTGATCTGTTGCTGCGCGCCACTGGCGCCTGTCATCCAACCCGGCAGGCTGATGGTCTCGATCTGATCGCTGTAGCTGGGCCAGCTGTCAGCAGCACGGCAGACGGCCAGCTTGCCTAGATCCTTCATGGCCTGTTCGTAGCCGCGAGTAGTCATCACTTCATCAGCGGCATAGACCGCCACGGCATATGGCGCGGTCGATTCCACACATATGAAGATGAACTGATCCGGGCGCTTGCCGGTGGACTGCTCAAGCCCGTTCAGATACCAAGCTGCCTGCACGTGGTAGCGGTAATCAGCGATGCTGCGCATGAAGCCGCGTGGGCTGGCGTCACGCGTGGTCTTGAGATCCACCATGATGCTGCCGTCATCCGTGAGCCAGTCGGGGCGACATTTGCACTCCACCCCATAGGTGGCGTCCGTCCACATATGCGTGGTCTCAGCTTTGCCCGGCAGCCCTAGCAGCATTGCTGCACCGGGATGGCGCATGATGCTGCGGCCCATGGCCATCACCACCTCGGCATCGTCGGCGGTGATCACCGTCT